GGCGGACATAGGCGTCGAACGCGGCCTTGTGGTCGAGGTCGATGCCGTGCGTGGTCTCGCGCGGGCCGGCGCCTAGGCGCGGCCGGGCCGCCTTCAGCGCGAGCTGGTCGACCTGGCGCCGGGTCTGGTCCAGCGCCGCATCGATGCGGTCGAGCTTGTCGGTGGTGACGACGTCGGCACCGCGGCGCTCGATTTCGGCGAGGCGGCGATCATTGGTGTCCTTGAACGCTTCGAACGCCTGCATGAACTCGCCGAAGGCGAGGTTCAGGTCCGACCCGATGGCGGACGCCTTGTGCTCGGGAGACGACAGATTCTCGGTCATGGACAGCACCTCTCAAGTGGCCATCAGGGCCGCGGCGGCACACCATGCGCAGCCGCAAACGTCGTCCGCGCGCCGTCGGGTCGCGGGGCGATGCGAAGACCGTGCGCGCCCAAGGGTGGGCGCGCTTGATCGTCGCGGGACATGAAGTCCGCAGCGAAAATCACGCGAAAACAGAGGGATAGAACGCGTTCTGGATTCTGATTCGCGGCTTGAAGTCGCCCCGGTTCAGGGAGGACCGCCGTGTTGATTCAGAATCACAACCTCAACCGCGCCGAGCGATCCGGTCCGCGCGATCGGGACCGCCGAGCGTTGAATCGGAATCAAAGGCTGAAGGTGGACGCGCCGAACAGTCGGCGTAGACTCAAAGACTGAGCCCGCGCGCGCAGGCGCCTGAGGCGGCAGCGGTTTGCGCCCGCCGCAGGCGCGTGGTTGCGGCCCGGATCGTGTCGGCCGCGTCACTCGCACTTGACTTCACGCTCTCGATGCGCGCGTCCGGCAGCATTGGAAACGTGACGATCGAGATCTCCCACAGGTCGACCTCAAGCACATGGCGCACCCCGCGCGCGGCGTCCGCGCAGGCCCGCACGGTCTTGAAGCCGATCGACAGGCCATCGACCGCCCCGGCGCGGATCAGCGCCAACACCTCGCGCGCCCGCTCGACATCGCTCAGCAACTGCCCGACCACGAACAGCCCGCGCGCATCTTCGCGGATGTCGCGCCAGATGCCGATCGGCTGCAGTGGGTCATGCTGATAGAGCAGCTTGATCCCGCCGGTGCCGGACCGCGCCAGCGAGCGGGCGAACGCCCCGCGCGCCACCACGTCCTTGCCGAGATCAACCCGGTCGAACAGGCTGGCATAGCCGCAAAAGCTGCCATCCTCGCTCAAGGTCACGCCCGCCGGGGCGGCCCTCTTGCGCTCGGGTGCGACCGTCAAGGTGGGGCCGGCCGCGCGCGGGTCACGCGGCGCAGCGCTGGAAAGCGGTGCCATGGAGGCCTCCTGGTCGACGAGCCGTCAGGCGAGGGGATCGCGGATGCGCGCTGCCCGGCCGGGCGCGAGCTTGCGCGCCAGCCGGTCGGCAAAGGCCGAAAACACCCGCTCGGGTAGATCCTGCGATCCGGGTTCGCTGCCGATCAGCAGCCGGATGATCAGGGACATGGGATACTCCTCAAAGAGACGGTCCCCGCTCAACGCGGATCGTCGAACAACCGGTTCAGCCGGGCGATCTCATTGACGAACGCATCGAACCGCTTGGAGGCGGCGACCAGTTCGCGCAGCGCCCACGCGGCGAGCGCGCTGGCGGCCATCGCCCACAGCGCCAAGGCCAGATGGGCGAGATCGCCGCGGGTGGCGAATTCATGCACCGCCTGGTCCATTGCCCCCTCCCGGCGCGTGCGGCTCAAGCCTCAGGCCGCTCCGGCATGTAGCCGACGGCCTCGCGTTGCTCGCTCTCCGCCAGGAACGGCGCCGCCGCGACCCGCCGCCACAACGCCTCCCGTTCGACCGACAGCGCTTCGACCTGGTCGGTGTCGAGATCGAACCGCAGTGCGTCCGCAAAACCCGGCGCCAGCCAATGCGCCATCGCCTCAGCTGTCCGGCCCACCAGCGGCAGCACGGTCAGCCGCCAGAACGCCCGGTTGGCTTCGGCATAGTTCGCATAGGTGTTGTCGCCCGGCAGGCCGAGCAGCATCGGCGGCACGCCGAAGGCGAGCGCGATCTCGCGCGCCGCTTCACGCTTGGCCTCAATGAAGTCGAGGTCCTTGGGCGAGTAGGCCATCGCCTTCCAGTCGAGCCCACCTTCGAGCAGCAGCGGCCGGCCGGCATTGCGCGCGCCCTGATAGCCGTCTTCCAGCTCGCGCTTCAGGCGTTGGTACTGCTCATCCGACAGGTTGCCGCCATCGCGCGGGGCATAAACGAGCGCCCCGGACGGGCGCGCCGAATTGTCGAGCAGCGCCTTCGCCCACGCCGACCCGGCGTTGTGCATGTCGAGGCTGGTCTGCGCCGCTTCGAGCGCGGCAAAGCCGTAGTGATCATCGAGCGGGTTGAAATTCGCCAGGTGCAGGATTGGCGGCGGCTCATCCGCCCCTGCGCGGAACCGCACCGTCCGCCCGCCGACGCTATAGTCCCACGCTTCCGGCCAGCCATCCGGTCCGGGCACCACGCGCATCCGGTCCGGACGCAGCGCATGGAGTTCGCGCAGCCGACCATCGACCCACACCGCCTCGACATAGGCATTGCCGGCAACCAGCAGGTGGCCATAGACCGCTTCCATCAGCGCGCGGCCGGCCTGGCGCGGATTGGGCCTTGCCAACAGCGCCGCGACCGGATGCCCGGCCAGCTCGCGCCGATCCTCGCCGATGCCGGTCGTGACGATCCACGGCACCGAGGCGGCGGCCTCCGCGATCAGCCGGATGCAGCGATGCACCACCGGATTGCGCTGATAGCCCTCGCGGGCGAGCGCGCCATAGTCGCGCGGCGTCCACACCGCGCGTCCCTGCGTCGACACCGCGATCAGCGGCCCGGTCCGTGATGCCTTCACATCGAGCGAACGGGGCGCGACCGATCCCTCGGGCGCGACGAAACGGCGAAACCAGCGCTGCACCATTGCTTGATCCTTCTCACACCGAAATCCATCGCGGCCCTATGGTGGCGCGCGCCTCAGACCACCGCGCCTCAGTCGACCCGGCGCACGCGTGGCGCGCCGCCGGGGCGCAGCATCAACGCCGACAGCGCCCAGACCAGCGCGTCGAGCCGATCGGGCGAGCGGCCCTGGCTCAGCCCGCCGGGGGCAAAATCGGCCATCTCGTCTTCCAGATCGGGGAACGCGCCGACATGGCGGACGCGGCCCTGCGTGTAGAGCGTCGCGACCGGCTCGGCGCGCAGATATTTGCCGCGCGTCGCCCTGACCGGGCTGACCGGCACCGTCGGATCGACCTGCGCGATCACGCTCGACACCATATCGCCGCCCTGGTTGACCTCGACCACCAGCGCATCCGCCTCGAACCGATGGAACAGCGCGACCGCCCGCGCCGCCCATTGGTCCGGCGTCACGCTGCGGATCGACTGGTCAACCAAGACGTAGCCGATCCCATCATCGGCAAGCCCGCAGGCGATGATGCCGCACGCGTCCGCCTTCGGTCCGGAGGTCGCCGGCGGATCGACGGCGACGACGATCCGCATCAGCGCCGGCGCCGTTCGCACCCGCACCCGGTCGAGCCCGTCGCGGGTCCACAGTGCGCCCGGCCGATCTTCGACCAACGCGCCGTCCAACTCCTGCCGGCCGAGCGCCGAGCCCCCATAGCGCGCCTCGATGCGCGCCACGAACCCTGCGCCCAGATGCGCGGCATTATCGCGCGTCGTCGCATGTGTCATCCGCGTAGTCGGATCGGCGAGCAGCCGCTTCAACAGGCCGATCGGCCGCGGCGTGGTGGTCACCAGCGCGCGCGGATTGTCGCCAAGCCGCAGGCCGAACTGCAACATGTCCCAGGTGGCGTCGGGGTGGCGCCACTTCGCCAACTCATCCGCCCAGGCGGCATCGAACTGCGGTCCGCGCAGGCTTTCGGGATCTTCCGACGAAAACACCTGCGCGATCGCGCCATTGCCCCAGTCGAGCCGGCGCCGGCTTGGCTGCCACACCGGCCGCTCGCCGCGCAGATGCACCGCCAAAACGCCGGATACGCCCTCGATCATCACATCGCGCACATCCGCCAGCGTCTCGCCGACGAGCGCAATGCGTCCAACCGGCGCCGCCGCAAAACCGGCGAGGCCCAATGCCAGCCCGCGCACCCACTCGGCGCCGGCGCGCGTCTTGCCGGCGCCGCGTCCGCCGATGAACGCCCACGTCGCCCAATCGCCCTCGGGCGGCAGCTGCGCTTCGCGCGCCCATGCTGGCCAGTGCCGCAGCGCGCGTTCAAGATCCGGCCCCGCCAGGCTCGCCAGCGTCGTCTCCAGCGCCCCCGCCTGGTCGAGCGCGTCGAACGCGGCGCGCAAGTTCGGTCCGAAGCGCGTCGAGGTGGGCGTCGTCGTCATCAGGCGGCCGCGCCTCCTCGATTGTGTCTAGTTTCTCGATGGTGCGAACCAGCAGGTTCAAATTCTTCGCCGCCTTGTCGCAGGCGATACAGTCGACCGGACCATCGCCGGCGAGCCGATCCGCGACCGCCAGCGTCTCGCGCTCCAGGGCCCTGAGGATCCGCCGTAGCAATTCCCCGCGTTCGACCGGCGGCTCGGCCGGCAGGGCAGGGCGCGGCGCCTCAGACACCATCGTCGCTGGGTCTCGCCGGACGGCTGGTCCCGACGCCCCGACTGCTGTGCGTCGTCTCGCCATCCACCGCCCTTTTGCCCATGAAAAAAGGCCCGCCGGCTGTCACTCCGAACGGACACCGATGTCGTGTCGTGCGCCAGCCTGTCCCCGTCCCCCGCGATTACCGCTAAGGTCCGTCATCACCACCG